TTCCAAATTTTTCACCTGTTGTAGACTGTTGTAATAGCATTGAAGCATATTCTCCAATCACTACAAGCCCAATGAAACCTAAAATACCTAGGGTAATTACCCACATTAATTTATCTTTCATTACTCATCATCTCTATTTCTAATTGGATAGGTTATTGCCCATGCAATTAATGTACCTATAATTGCATAGCCGACTATAGTTTTTGCAGAGCCATCAAGGACTACCCAGGCAATAAACATACCCAAAAGTGTCCACAATTGATCTATCATATCTTTTATTACTTTCATCATGGTCTTCTCCTTACTCCCTTGGAATTGCCAGAGGCTCCTCCTCCACCTGATCCTCCAGAATTACCCCCGCCTGAACGAGAGCCTCCAGATGATCCTCCAGTAGATCCTGCTGCAGCGCCTACAGCATTCATTGCTGCTCCCGCTGCCACAACTGTTGCAACAACCATATCTGTTGCTTCTTTTCTTTCGCCTTCAGTCATATCTGCACCAATGCTTCCAATTGCAGCAAGTGCTGCTCCTGGATCTGTAAAGGCTGCTTCTAATAATGCTCCAGCATCTGTAACTAGTTCTACATTTGCTGCTACCTCAGCAGTAATAACAAGGGCTTCTCCACTTTCAGATGTGCGAACCTCAACTGGTGTTGAGGCTGGAAGATCTTTGTATTGAATTCCAGCATCTTGAATCTGTGCTGCTGTAACATTTTCTCCAGAAGATATTGCTGCTGCAACAACTACTGTTGCGATTAAATCTTTTTGCTCAACAGTTAATGGAGAATCTGATTTTTTAATTGCGTCAACAATATTTTTAACTTCTTCTTGAGTCACTTTGCCATCTGCATTAATATTATCTAAAACCTTTTTAGCATCTTCTTTGGTAATCTTTCCATCATTTAAAGCCTTCTCTTCAGCAATTTTTCTATCTGCTTCTGCCTTTAAACGAGCAGCCTCTGCCTCTTTAGCCTTTTGCTCTGCTGCTATTCTGGCTTCTGCTGCTGCTTTATCTTTAGCAATTTGTGCAAGTCTATCTGCTTCAGCCTTTGCTCTTGCTTCTTCATCTGCTTTCTTTATTGCTTCAAGTCTTGCATCTTCTTCTGCCTTGGCTTTTGCGTCAGCTTCTGCTTTTAATCTATCTGCCTCTGCTTTTTCAGCATCAGCCTTGGCCTTAGCATCTTTTTCTGCCTGAATTCTTGCCTCTTCTTCAGCCTTTAGTCGTGCTGCTTCTGCTTCTTTGGCTGCTTGCTCTGCAGCAATCCTTGCTTCTTCTGCAGCCTTTGCTTCTGCTGCTGCTTTTTCTTCTGCTGCTTTGGCGTCTGCTATTGCTTTTTCAGCAGCAATGCGATCTGCTTCTGCTTTTGCATCAATCTCTGCTTGTATTCTTGCTCTTTCTTCTGCAGCCAAACGATCTGCTTCTGCTTTTTGTGCTACTATTTCTGCAGCAATTCTATCTTGTTCTGCTTTAATTGCGGCCTGTCTTGCTATCTCTGCTAATCTATATTGTTCTGCAATTATTGCTGCTTGTCTAGCAGCTTCTTTTTCTGCAGCAATGCGGTTAGCCTCTGCTATTGCAGCTTGTCTTTCTGCTTCAATTCTATTTGCTTCAGCAATTGCTGCTTGCCTTGCAGCCTCTACTCTTGCTGCTTCAGCGATAATAGCAGCTTGCCTAGCAGATTCTTGTTCTGCAGCAATTCTGGCTGCTTCTCTTTCTGCTGCTAATTTTGCTGCAGCTTCTGCTTCAAGTTTTGCTTGTATTAATAATGATTTTGCTGCAGAAACTATTGATACCCTTGCATCAATCCTTGATTGTAAAGTTACCTTTACATTTTGATTTAAAATAGTTGCCGTTGCAGTATCAGCTAATAATTTTAAGTCTTCTGCAATAGACACTTCTGATAAAGTTCTTATTGGTTGATTCTCATAATTAGTAACTGCAGTGTTTGCTGCTGCTTGTCTATCTAATTCTTGTTGTGCTGCTAATGCAGCAGCTGCCTGAGCATCTTTTTCTTCTTGAGTTAATCCAATTTTTAATGCTACTTGGTTTGATGTATCAGAATATAAGTGCTCTGTATCATTATCAGATCTAATAGAAAATGTCCAAACAGTTCCACTTGGTTTTAGCTGTTCTAATATTGAATGATTAATGGTTATGGTTGTATTGAGAGCATTAGCATCTCCAACATTTCCAGTTGCTATACCCCAGCCACCGCTGTCTGCGCTAAAAGAAATAGCATATCTTTCTGGCTGAGTATTGCCAGTATTAGGGGCTTCCCAAGTTAATATTGTTTTTGTTGCATTATCTACTACGGTAAGATTTCTTGGTGGACCTATAGTTTTTACTATTGGAGCTGCTACTGATGTAAAGGCTTCTGCTGGAATAACTTGCATTGATCCAGATTGATCCCACGAAAGCCGAACCCATGCTCCTCCACCATTTTCATAATACATTAATTCTATGGTTTTAGGAACTCCTGCTGTAAAAGATACTGGGGAAGATAGTGTTCCTCCGCCACCTTTATCCCGCCAATCATTTGTTATTAAAACACCATCAAGGTAGAGCTTTGTTCCATCATCTGCTGTTGCTAAAAATGAAATATCTTGGGTAGTATTGCTAATGATTGACCCTGTATATCTGACAATTACATCATCCCAGCGATTTGTGCCAGAAACATTCCCGCTACCCCATTGAAAATCAATATTAGGAACATTAGTAGTTAGTATAGGAGAAGCTCCCTCTGGTATATAAGGAGCGTTGTTTTGTCCCAAAACGTTATAGACTTGAGCAGTTAAACCTTCTGCTGCGTGGGCTTTATCTATGCCTACGATAAGGGGTAAGAGGGCTAGGGATAGTACTAAAACTATGCGTAATAACTTTTTAATACCTTCTCCCCCTTAAATACACAATGTGTAATAAGGTTATTATATCATTTTATTATAAAAATAAGTGTTAGCCCTACTTATGGGTATGTTTTATGGGGATCTTTGCTATGAAAATTATCTATTATAATTCCAGATCTAGGCCCATCTTGCCAAACTTCATGGGAATCTTCTTTATTAAAATAGAATAAATCTCCAGGGTTTAGTTTATAGACTTTATCTCCATTTATTTTCCAATATGAAGTGCCTAAAAGTTGCCAGTATAAAACATCATTTGGGTCATTATGATCTTGAACATGATGCTCTGTAATAGAAAATCTTAATGCCTGAATATGCCAAGGTAAATCACAACTGCATCCAATATTGTTATTTAAATTTGGATCATTATAATATGAACAATTAAAACTATCATCTCTATTATTAATTTTTTGCATTAATTCTGAAACACCTTTAAATATTAAAGATAGATTTCTTGTGTGAGGTAAAAGATAACCACCTATTGCTATCAAATTACCATGTACTTGGCCTGAATTATTCCAAGTAGGGTTTTCTGCTAAATCTTTATTAGGGGTCTTAGACTCCTTATATATAAATTTTACTGCGTCTTCCCATGTAATTTCTGGTGCCTGAAAATTTTCAAAATGCAAAACTTGATTATTTGCTTTTGCTTGTTTAAATATATCTAACATATAAGTATTGTATCATGAAAAAAGAAGAGGGGCTGGCATGTAGCCAACCCCCCAACTTATGAAGTTAAATTACTTCTTTAGTGCAATCTTGCTCTTTGGATGAGCCTTATTCCACTTTGTAGCAAGAGCGTTATACTCTGCCTTATACTTTGCTGCTGCTGTTGCAGTTGCAACATCTGCTGCTGCCTTGGCTGCTGCTGAATCTGAAGCTGCCTTTGCAAGAGCGTCCGCAAGAGCTTTATCTGATGCTACTTTTGCAATAACTGCATCTGACTTTAGCTTCACAATTTCTGCATCCTTAGAAGCAAGTGCTGTTTCTGAAGCTAATTTTGCTGTTGTTGCTGCAGCTTGAGCGGAAGCAACTGCATCTGAAAGAACTTTTGCTGCTACTGCAGCATCTGCTGCACGGCCTGCTTTTTCTGTTGCAAGTGATGCCTTAAGTGCTGTGATGTCTGCACCAAGATCAGCAATTACAAATTTAGCAATGGCTGCCTTTACTGGTGCTGCAAATCCTGCTACTGGAGTAACCAATGTCAAGCCAGTTACAATAACTGTAACTTCTCCTGCTACACCTGTAGCAAGTGAATATGATGCAACATCTGGTGTTACTGACTTAACTGATGAACCATCAGCAAAAGTTGAACCAACAATTGTTGCTGTTACTGTATCTGAAGATGCATTACCAAAAACGTCAGTTGTTGTAACTGAAATTGCTGGAACTGTTCCAACGGCTGCTGCTGTAGGAACTGTGACTGCTAGATTGTAAGCAGATCCTGCTACACCCTTAACATAAACAATTGTTGAGTATGCTCCGTTTGTAATAGTAACTGAACCAACTGCTGTTGATGTTGTGTATGCATATACAGTTACTGCTAAACCAGCAGATGTAAATGAAAGTGTTGAAACACCTGATGCAACTGTCTTTGGTGCATCGGTTGTATTAAGTGCTGCAACTAGCTTAACTGTTGATGAAGCAGCAAAAGAAACAATTGTTCCTGTATCTGCTGTGGCAGCAAGTGCAATTGTATTTCCAGAAGTAATTACATTTGTTGCTGGAACTGCTACAGTTGCAGGTGCTGCTGTAGTTGTTGCGTTGGCTACCGTAGCAACAGTAACGGCAAGCGGAGCTGCCGAAGCTGGTGCAACAGAAAGTCCAGCGATTGCTAGGGCTGCAGCAGTAGCAATTGAGATTTTCTTAAATGAATTCATTTTATTCCTTTTCTATAGTAAGTTGAATCTATCCAAATAATCTTTTACATCATTTGGCATAGGTTTATATTCTATCACATTTGCAAAGGGGTTGTCAACTTTAGGTCGATCCCTGAACGTATGTATTTCAATTTCTTGATCTAAATCCTTTGGAGTATGAGAGATAGCCCCAAATATTGCACCACAAACAGCATCTGCTAAGTCTTTAGAAGATTTTCGTGGGTGGTCAACTCTATTATTTTTCATGATTTTTAGCTCAGTTAATTCTTCAAACAATAATTCAATTGCTGGCATAGCAAGTCTTTCCTCATATACAAGCATAGCCATATCCTCATAATGTTTTTTAGCAACAGAAACTGTTTCAGTTCTTATTCCAACTTGTTTTAATTCATTTTGAATATCAAACGATTGCCAGCGGTCAAAAGAAACCATTCCAATATCAAAACCCTGTCTTCTTAAATTCTGAATCCATAATTTTACTTCAGATAAATTAACAGGACCTTCAATTTTTGGTTCCCAATATACTACAGCATCTACTACCACCACTGGTGCTACTTGTTGATAATCTTTAATTACCTGAATATTTACCCACTTATCAACATGTGCAATAGCAACAGCACACTTATCGTGCTTTTGAGCTAAGTCAGCATGAACATAATATTTTTTAGTTGGATCTGGTTTAAATGTTTCATCAAATCTTTTATATGAGTCAATGGGATTTCTAATAGTCATACATGCTCTAACTTTTTCTACCTGCTTAAAAAACGCATCTGTTGAGTATGTTGGAACGCAGGCAAAGCGTTGCATAGCATCTCCAAGGTCTGTCATAAAAGCAATCTTAAAGTCATCAATCTTTCTTGTTGGGTTAACTTCCCATGTTGGTCTTTTTAATGCAAACACTCCTGGATACTTATATGAAATGATTTGATCTTCATCCCATTCAATTTCTAAAAAATTACCAACCATATCTTCTGGAAGTTCATCATTAATAATAAACTTATGAGTCTTGTGCAAAGATTCTTTTTCTAAAATTACAGCATCATATCTTTGTGAAATAAAGTCTCCTGGATAACGGGGGAAAGAAAGCAATGCAACTTTGCCAAGGTCAGGGAAACGAGAGTCTACAGAAGCACGGAATGCTTTATAGATATTATCTGCAGTTTTACCTTGATCATTTCCAGTTCCTACCTCATTAGCAAAGCCAGAGATCTCATCAAGTACAGCAAGAATAAGGTTTAAACCTTCATGTGATTCTCTTTCTGAGTGACCAGAGTAAACAGTAATAGCATGATCAAACTCAATGCTTTCTGCTTTTGGATTATACTTACCTTGAAACCAAGGGGATTTTTCAATCTTTGTTTTAAAACCTTTAAAGAAAACGTTCTTTGCCTGTTGTGCGTTAATGGCAACGTTAATAATATCAATAGCATCTCCAGAAGGCTTACCAAAATATCTTGCTGGATCTTTTAGACATAGCAGCTTGTATACTATATAAGCACATGCTACTGTTGAGGTAAAGTCTTTACCAGATCCCTTGCCAAGTTGCAGAATAATTTCATTCTTAGTATATTTTTTATAGTACCTTGCGCCTTCTTCTTCACCCATTAAATCAATGAGATCTTCTTTTCTATAGATTTGACTCATAGCTTCAATAATGTCATACTGTATTTGAGATAACGGAGGTTGTCCTAAATAGTCTTCACCCTCAACAAATGTTTTAGCATTTACTGGAGTCTCAGCAAAATTATTATTTTTTAAAGCTTCAATAAAATCACCAAAATCAGCCATCATGTACTACCGTAATAACCTCATCTTGTTTAGCAATAGAAGATAGCCTCTTCATAATTTCATCACGAATCTCTGGATGTTCTGAAGCAATGTCTTTAAGAATAGACATTAAAACCATTTGCCTATTCTCAATTTCAACCATCTCTTCTGCAAGCTCTTTATTCTCAAGCAATCCAGCTTTTTGTAGCATATCAATACGCTTAGACTCAATATCCATAACTAATTTAATACCTGCGGTTTTAGCACTAAGATTATTAGTCATAGATGCTTCATCAATTACTTCATAAGATTTTGAAATTAACTTTCCATAGTGTGCATCGGCAGCAGCAAGTGCTTCTTTGGCACGTGCACGAATAGCATCATTAGCTGATGCCATAACTTTCCACTCATTAATAAGTTGAACTACACGGGTACGTGGGATTGCAAGGTCTTTAGAAATTTTAGTTGGATCATTACCTTTTAGGTATTCTTCAACTACATCATTGACTTGATCAAGATGTTTAACTAAATCATCTTCAGTTGACATACTTACCTTCTAATCTATTGATTTCATCTTTAATATAAAAGATTGCTTTTTCTAAATCTTGAATAGTCTTAGATTCATCTTTAAGTCCTGCTCTCCAAAGATATTTAAAAGCATTTCCAATATTAAAATTGCGGTGTCTAGTAATCTCAATACACTCAACGCCAGAGGGATCTGTAGTATAGTGTTGAGGATGATTTACTTGATCAACAGTAATAGTTAAATTTTCACTCATCGTCATCCTCCCAATCAAATGCTTCTGGCATTCCCTTCAGGGTAAACAGTGCATAACTAATTCCAACAGCACTTACTAATACTGCCAAGGCTAAAGATATTTTTAATTTTTTCATCTCTTTGATTTCCTTAATCCAAACTTAGCAAGGTAAACATATATTGTTTCAACACTTGTGCCACATTCTTTAGCAATTTCTTCGGGAGTTTTTTTATCAATGACGTAACGCTTACGTAACCAAAGATTATTTGTGTATAGTTTAGCCATTTAAAAACCCCTTATCAATCTTCCATCTCATAACAATAGGACCCTGCTTAATCATTTCAAACATATTTTGTTCGTATTTCTTTTTTAGTACAAGGTATAGGTCTGGATTTACAAACTCTAATTGCTCTGTAATAGAGTATATCGTTTCACCCGTATCATTGTCAAATCCATCTATTTCAAGGGCGTTTTGAAGAATTAAATGTTCAATCAATGCTTCGGCTTTTAGCTCATTAGAGGTTTTCATTTTTACCCTTTTCAAAAATCTCATAATCATAGGCGTTTGAATCTTCTAACATCCATTTGTCATAGCTTTCAACATCCCATTTGTTTGTATTTACAAGTCTATGAATAAGTAGTTTGTCTTTAGTAACAAATGATGGCTCATATAGTTTAACTCTGTTGTTGGGTTGAATAGCAAAGTTTCCATCATCTCTTTGAATCACATGTCCACATTTATGCTGTCCTGGATTTTCAGAATACCCATCATCTAATATGTTTGCTTCTGGGTTATGCCAATCAAGAGTAAACAGATACTTGCCAGCAACTGTTTCTTTTTCTCTATTAAGATAAGACATTCTCATGTTATTAAGGTTTGTAAACTTAGTTACAGACACATGAGGACTAAAAGAATTCCATAGAACAAGGTTATAGATTGGTTCTTCTGGAACCCCTGGCTTTGTGCAGAAAGCATTTATCGGCATTCTCCACCATAGTCCACCATCTTCCATCAAGAAATGAAACATTGGGCTTCTGCCCTTAATGCTTGCAACTCCAAATATAACACATGGAAAATATTGATCATGACTATCTTCTTGATCTCTTAAAAAGTTTCCACGCACATAGCATTCGATTGGTGGAATGTTTGCATTTAATTCTGGCATTACTGATCATCTCCTACTGCTTTGCTCCAATTTTTTACTGCCCAATGTCCAATACCACAAGCATCGGCTACGTCATTGTCAGTAATAGATTTATCATAGATTGTATTAATCATTGTAATAGTTCTTTCTTTTCTAAGATTTCTTTCATATGTTTTATACCAAGAAACAGACTTTCCTGGATGAGCAGATCTAATCAAAGCCTGCTCTTCTTTTGACATTTTCTTGTTTCCTAAATAATTTTGCCAAGTGATTGGAGAAACTTTTCCAATAATACGAATCCCAGATTGACCTGCAGCGCCAAGCAAAGCACCTTGAACCAATGCAAGATCTGCAGCAGTCTTAGGGCTGTTCATAAAAACAGTATGCTCAATAACAATTGCATCCACATTTACAATGTGATCAAACAGTCCAATTGATTTTCTTCCAGCATCAATAACTTTTTCATAAATATCTTTGCCTTGAAAATTAATCTTTCCAAACTCTCTAAGATATCCCCCATGAAAAGTAGCATAAGCAAGGCTATTAGTACTTGCGTCAATAGCACAGACACGTTCTGGTGCTTTTGAACCTATTACTTCTGCTAATTTCATTTTAAATTATCCTTAATGTCTTTTAATGCCTTTAGTACATCTTTTGGATTAACATTACATTTAATGCATAAAAGCTCATCGTTATAAATTGATAATAATTCCTGGCAACTTTTGCATCTTCTATTTTTACCAATTCGTGTTTGACGACGCTCTATAATATACCTTGCCGCAATTTTTTCTTTTGTAGCATTAGTCCTGCATTCAGCAGAACAATAGATCTGGTATTTTATTTGTGTTGTGAAAAAGTTATCACACCATTGACAATGCTTCATCTATAGGCTCCATGGACTTTAATTTAAAGTCTCCTTTACCAGCATCTGCACACGCCTTTTTAATTGGACATGATTTGCAAATCTTTGAATTGGACCTATAGTTCTTTTCAGGAAGGGTTCTATCGACCCAAGCCTTACGAACTGATCTCATCCATTCAAACGTCTGGTCTACCCACCGACGATAATAATCATTTACTTCTACTGGCAAAACTAAAATCTCATGATTGTTTTTATTTTCATAGATTAATACTGCTTTTGCTTTCTTTAAAATTTTCATGTAAATTAAAAGCTGAACTAGGTGTCCAGTTTTAGGCTTTAGATGAGCCTTGCGATATTCAAAACCCTCATTCATCATTGTTTTAATTTCACCAAGAAGTTCTTCTCCTTGCCAATTCACGATAACATCTCCATAGCCAAAAATTGGAGGATCTTGATTTGTAATTTTAAATTCTGAGTCAACAAGAAAGTCTGGCACATTACTCATAGCTTCTTGAATTCTTTCATGAGACTTAGTTCCTGCAGTCATATTAGCAGCACTAAATGGTGTTGCATCATCTTCAAAGTTTTGACCATCAAAAGCAAGGTACCAATATCTTGGACACTCTCCATGACCATAAGCAATTGTTGAAGGTGCAAATGTTTTCTTTTGTGTATGTTTATCAATTCTATTAACAGTATAGCCAGACTGTATTTTTTCAGTTAGGCCAGCAACATCTATCGGATGAAGTGGAGCTTTTTCCTGTTTTATCATAACCTGCTGTAGTAAACTTTTTGTCATTTTTTATGCTCGTTTCTATTAGTATAAGTATAGCAGATTATCGTGTTATGTACTTTAAAGCAGAAACTAAATTGTTAATTGCTTCTGCTGAAGTATAATACAAATTCTTTTTTCCTCTATCTGATTTATCTACATTTGCCATCCATGTTGCTTTTAATGCCATTTTTGCTGCTATGGCTTGAAGCCTTACAATCTCTACATGTGCAACATTAATTGGAATGTCTGGTTTAATGATTAACTTAGCAATCATTGTTAGGGCAGTTGTCAATTCTTCATCTTGCATATAGTCAGCAATCTCTGCTAAACCATTTACCATATCTATTGTTGTTACCTGTTGTTCCATTATTCCTCCACTAGATCTTCTAATATACTCATCTCAATTATAGCAAGTCTGACTTTAGAGTTACCCTCGCCCATAACGACTACTATGGCTGGGTCTTTGCCGTTTTTCATAGCATCAGTTGTAGCCTTTGCCCAAACCTCTTTATTTAAAGTAAAGGACTTTCCAACTTCTTTAAAGTCTACGACAAAGTTTTTCCAGGAAGCATCTCCCTTTTGAGTATTACGACCAGAGTTCTTGTGCTGCTTAGCACCTATTCTTTTGGACTCACTCTTCTCTGTCAAAATCCTTCTTCTTTCTTTTTCCCAGACTAACCTTGCTTAAATGCTTATCCTTACACATCCAAGTCATTTCTTTTTCAATAGGATATAGTCTTAGGGTAATAACTTCTGTTTTACATGTATGACATAAAAACTTGCCTGAATAAACTGTATAGTTAGGCACTTAATCTATCCTTGATTGATTGTTGCAAGTCAAGATCCTCTCTTACACGATTAATAAAAGCTTCTTTACCTTGAACTTTTGATCCGTCAGGAAGTATGTACCAAGCGCCTGTGCGTTCTACAATACCGTTTAGTTCTGCGGTAGTAACCAGATCACCGATGGTATCAAGACCAATATCATCACCTCTAAAATAAAAATCATACTCACCATTCTGGAACCCTGGAGAGGTTTTAGAGAACTGTAGTTCCCACCTAATAGTCCTACCAATTTTTTCTTCAATTAGTTTATCTCCTACTTTAATCTTTCCTTTAATTGCTTGATTATCCGACTCCGAAGAAAAGAGCTTAATAATACATGAGGAATAAAACTTAGTAGCCTGACCACCAGAAGGCTGTTGACTAGTATACATAGCATTAATATTGTTACGAGACTGAGAAATAAGAACAAGCAAAGTTGGCTTAACTTTATTGTTTGCATAATTAAGCATTTTCCATGCGTTACTAAAGTCACGAGATTCCGCTCCTATCTGTTTAGTATTTTCCAAAGCTTTCATTTCATCAGTATCTTTTTCAAAATAGATTGCAGGAAGCATTGATGTAATAGAGTCTACAACAATTAAATCAACACCAGCATTCATTAATGCTACACCCACGTCTACCATATCACTGATAGTTCTTGCTTGTGAATAAATAAGTTTTTCTGGATCTACTCCTAATGATCTTGCCCAATCTTCTGAGTATGACATTTCTGAGTCAATCCAAGCACATAGTTTTCCTTCTGCTTGTGCTAGAGCAATCATTTGAAGGCACATAGAGGACTTTGCAGAAGACTTTGATCCCCAAATGAGTACCTGTCTACCATATGGAAGTCCACCTCCCAGGGCACGGTTTAAGCCATAACTTGGGGTTGGTTGATATTCATAGTTTACCCCAACACCTGTTCCAAGTTTTTTCCTTAGCTTTGGATCAAGTTGTGCCATTGCTTCTTCTATTGTTACTGTCATTAGAATTTTACTCCATGTTTCTCTGGTCTAGATTTATTAAACTGTGTTTTTTCTTCAAGTGCGTAATCAAGAGATAACTTAGTATACCCTGCCTCAACTAATCCTGCATATAAATCAAGGGTACGAATTAAAATATCTGCAACTTCTTTTGTTATCTCTTCTTCGCCTTTATCTTTTCTGATAGCTTCCATTACTTCTGTTACCTCAGATACTATCATCATGCATTGTTTTGCTACAAATATATCATCTATATCTTCAGGCCAAAAACCTTTTTCTACTGCAACTTCATGCAACTTAATTGCTAAATCATCAAGCATTTATATCCTCCAATATGACTGTGCCATCTTTAGTCTTACCAAAACTAAACTTATATACATTGCCCTCTTCAAGTTTCATGTAAGCTTTTGCAAATGTTGTAGGAAAAACAGTTACAGAGTGTAAATCTCTTGAAGAGTCTGCAAGTGTAAGCGAAGCCATTTTCTTTCCCGTTTTTGTAATCCTTGGTTTAAAGGATACCACAAACATATCATCATCTTTATATGGAAGCATCTTGTAGTTTAAAAACTTTACAAGAGCACTATCAGAACCTTTTATTTGGTCGACAGGGATAGCAGAAAGAATCCTATTATCATTAGCCAAAATGAGATACGATATGCCAGCTTCAATAGTGGTGTTTTCATCATCAAATATTCCTACGCTTCCTGTTTTATCTAATAGTTCTACTCTTGACCAACCCTTTGATCTTTTAATTCCCTTGATCATTCCCATCAAAATAAAAGAACCTTTTTCTTCATAATCTTCAGTCTGTGTAATCCAAGCATGATAATGAGATGGAACTGAAATATTAAACTCTGGCAAATTTAAATATTCATATAAGTTTTCTTTAATCTCTTGATCATTTCTAGGATTATCATTAAATGTTGCTGCTCCAATAATTCTTAATGCTTGAAGTGCACGACTATTTACTCCATTGCCTTTTGTGAAGGTAAATTCTTCAAGTTCTTTGTAAGAACTAAATGGTCGTGATTCAATATATCTTTGACCAATTTTGTCAGATATGTACTTGATAGCACTGAGTCCGAACCTAATACCCTTACCCTCAATCTTAAAATCAATATCCGAATCGTTAATATGAGGTAGTTTAATGCTAATTCCCATTCTTTTTGCTTCAATAAGATATTCAGTTCTTGCATCCTTATCCTTTTCATTTTTTAGTAGTGAGTACATAAACTCTAATGGGTAATGATACTTTAGCCATGCCGTCCAATACGAGAGCGTAGAGTAAGCAACCGCATGAGACTTGTTGAACGAGTATCCCGCATGCGCTTCAAAGTCATGCCATAGATCACGAGCCGAATTGGGACTAATATAGGCAGAAGCGCCTTCGACAAACTTGTCTTTGAATACGTCAAATTCTTTAGCATCTTTTTTCTTTCCAATGATCTTTCTAACTTTATCTGCTTCCGACATGGACATACCGCCAAGCGATACGCATGCTTGCATAACTTGTTCTTGGTAAAGAATGCAGCCATAGGTTTCCTCCGTAAATTCTTTTAATACTTGATGAGTATACCCAATATTTTGACGACCATGCTTACGCTCAATATAGTCTTTTCCAATTGTATTCATGGCACCTGGACGAACCAAAGCATTAGATGCAGCAAGTTCAGCAAGATTCTTTACACCCATCTTAACGAGAAGGTTTGTGTATGGTGCTGCTTCACACTGAAAGACTCCCTTTGTATACCCGTCAGAAAGCATTTGATAAACATTTGCATCATCCATAGGAATGTCTAATGGATTAATTAATTTACCATCACGTTCTTTAATGATTTGTAGTGCATCTTGTAACACAGATAATGTTTTAAGACCAAGTGCATCAATCTTAATTAAGCCAATCCGTTCAGCCTCTTCCATATCCACAGCAACAACAGGAATGCGCTCATCGCTACCAGTAGAAGATCGTGTTTCCATTGGTGCAAAGCGGAAGATGGGATCTTTACTAGTGACAACACCAGCAGCGTGAATGCCAGTGCCTCTAATACGACCACGAAGTTGTTCGCCATAAATTTCTACCTCTGGATATTTCTCACGGAATTCCCGTGTTGTTTTTGAAGTACAGTATTCATCCCAAGTGTCTACAAGTTTAAGAACCTTATTGACATCTGTTAGAGGAATATTTAATACTCGTGCAACATCTCGTACTACACCTTTATCTTTAAAAGAAAGAAATGTAGCAATAGATGCAACATGTTTATATTGTCTTACAAGGTAATCTTTAACCTCTTCACGACGATTATCTTGAATATCTGTATCAATATCTGGAAAGTCATTACGTTCTGGATTAATAAAACGGAAGAATAAAAGACCATGTTTAATAGGATCAATGTCAGTAATGCCAAGCGTATAACAAAGTAAAGATCCAGCAGCAGAACCACGACCTGGACCCACCATAATGCCTTCTTTCTTTGCCCAAGCAATCATGCTGCGAACAACAAGAAAGTAAGGTCCAAACTTTTTATCTTTAATAATTTTTAATTCTTCATCTAAACGATCTAAATATTCTTGATTATCTTGCAACCCACGTTCTGCTAAACCTTCAAGTGCAAGTGATTTTAATTCTTTATCTGGATTCTTATATTGAACAGGAAGAAGATCCATACCCTCTTGAATGCCATAGTCTGTAACTTTATCAGCAATGCTTAATGTATTGGCATAAATATCTGGTCTATCAATTCCTTGAGCTTCCATAGCAGATTTCATTTCTTCATATGAAAGTAAATGAATGTCAAACTTATTAAAAGTAATTTGACGATCATGACCATAAAGATAATCTAATCTTTCCATCATATCTTTATGTTTTTTAGATTTTTCAAATGTGTGTTCTTTATCAATCTTAACATGTGTATTTAGGAGCAGTTTAAATTCTTGAATTTCTTTTTGATCTGTAGAACTATGATGGCAGTCTGGTGTTACAACCACCTGAATATCAAATTCATCAGCTAAAGCAATTAACTGCTTATTAATCTCTGCTTCATTATGTGGCATTACTTCAATATAGTAATCATCTTTAAACACACGCTTAAACCATTGAATATAATCTTTTGCTACTGCAAACTCATTATTCTCAAGTGCTTTTACAAGAACGCTACTTGGACAAGCAGAGGTAACAATAATACCTTCAGAGTATTTTTCAAGGATTTCAAAGTCAAACCTTGGTTTTTTAAAATATCCTTCTGTCCATGCAATTTCATTAATCTTATTTAAATTCTCTAAACCAATTTGGTTCTTAGCGAGAAGTACTATATGGTTGTAGACTAAATCAAGTTCGCCGTCTCTTTCCGACTTATCTCTTGTATCAAATCTATCAGCACACATATAGCCTTCTACGCCAAGTATAGGCTTAATACCCTTCGCTTTTGCAATTCGATGCAGTTCCCTATGCCCAGATAAAGTACCATGATCAGTGATGGCAATTGCTGTCATCCCTAAATCAACTGCACGGTCAACATATTCTTCTGGAGTAGCGATCCCGTCAAAGAGGGAGTAATGGGTATGTACGTGTAAGCCTACGTAAGACATCAATTACCAGTCGATATTTGTGCTGGTAACAGATGGAGTATCAAATCCAAAGTAAAATGCTTCTTGCTCTGGATATGGAACTTCACGAACAACCTTTTCTAGGTTGAAAAACTCATGGCCTTCCCAATTAAATGGCTCTGAGTCTGGCTTTGATGGAAGTAGTGTGTAATTAGTTTCAGTTCCCTGACCATTACGCTTTAGCTTCCACTCAAGATTTGAGATACTACCTGTATCAAGTGCATACTCACGGATGTTATTAAATGCTGATTGCTTTGAAATACCCTGTGACCAAACAGCAACATATGGATCTTCTGTACCATCGTTAATTAGTACATTGCAGTAAAAACGAAGTCTTGCTCTCCAGCCTGACTTTGGTTCCTTGCGAGCCATCTCACAACCAAAGCAACGACCTTCTGCTTCTTGTGTACATGCAGCTTTGCGCTTATAATCTTTTGGGTTTGTGTGTTCTGCAACTACAACAGATAAGCCACGAGCTTCTGCGTAATGTGCTGAGTCCTGATCAAGTTCTTCAACAAAACGAACCTTTGCAGATTGTCCGTCAGCTAACTTTACCCAACGAACTTTTTGTCCTGTTCCTTCATACTTTGGTTTTTCGAGCAGGGCGTTGATATCTTTTAATCCCTTAATTACGCTCATATTATTCTCCTTTGTGTTGTTTATATTAGTTTAGCATAGACTGTATGGTTTTGTCAAACGAAGACTCTAAAGTCTTTATTTCTTCATCTGCCATATCGCCAATGTCTTTATATTGTTTATCTAGTTTAATAACAGAAACACGAGATCCAAGTTTTTCAATTATCTTGTCTTTCATATTTCCTCCTGCTTCATCATTATCAGCAATAACAATAATGTTATTAAAATATTTCTGAAGCAATTCTATTTGTATATTGGATACATTTGATCCAAGTGTTGCTACTGCTGGAAAACCAACTTGATCTAAACGAATAGCATCAAAAGAAGATTCAACAACATAAACCTTATCTGCTGTTTTTATTCTGTGTAAATTAAACAATGTTTTTGCTTTAGGTAATCCTGGAGTATTTTTAAAATCTTTTCCTTCAATGGATCTTCCAACAAATCCAACTGGCATTCCATCTGGACTATGAACTGGAACTGTTACCATATCTTGTTTATCTGAGTAACCTAAAGAAAACTTTGACCAAGAACTAGGTTCAATCTTGCGATACTTAAAATAATCTTTTGCTCTATCTGACGTTAATAGATTGTTATAAAGTCTTTTTAATATTAACTCGTCAAATGGAACAAACTCTGGCTTAACGTAAAGCTGTCTATTGATTTCTTTTTCTAAGTCCATTTGTGTTTCTTTATTTTTAATAAATCTAATAGATTCAAAATAAGTTCTACCAGTTGTATGCATCACCAATTCAATAAGGTCTGAGATTTTATGACAAGAAAAACAAAAAAAAGTTCCATTATTTTTATCTACTTCTCCTGCAGGTGTACGATTGTTATTGTGAAATGGACAAAAAAGAATATAGTCTGAGTCAACCTCTGACTCAATAGTTAAACCTGAGCCTGTGATGACTCTTTTGATTTGCTCTTTTGTATATATATTGCTTTGGTTCCGTCTATTCCTGATATCCATTCGCTATTCCTTTTCCCTACGTATACTCCATGTACTGTCAATGCAAAATAAAAACTGTTCTTCTTCTCATTATAGTCTATAGTAAAATCTGGCTCAATGTCAAACCTTGGAACATATCCACTAAGTCTCATCTCTGAAACAATTAATCTAATATATTCAATTTTAAGCCTACCAATAGATGCTTCATCGTGGATTAATCCATCCAGATAAAACTTCTTAATAGGTTTATGGTGATAATTTGCCATAACCCATTATAACTACTAATCTTAATTTTTATCCTCAAAGTCTTTATATCTATAATATCCTTTGTCAAAGTCAACTTGAACAAGAAAATCTCCCATAAAGCCATTGCGGTTTTTTCTAAAAGCGCACTCAATAATATCACTATTAGTTGCACGACCTAAAGCAATAACCCAGTCTGCATCATAGGCAATCTGTCTTGACCAAGCAGTTTGACCTAAAGTAGGAACTCCACTAAGATCATTAACATCATCTGGTGTTGCTGATGAGATGGCTATAATAGGAACCTCTTCACCAATAGCCATAAGCTTTAGTTCACGAGAAAGGTTCTTCATTCTTACAGTTTCATTATCTGACTTCTGATTAGGAGCCATTAATTGAAGGTAGTCAACGATTACAAAGTCTGGCTTATATTGATCAATCTTTCCACGAAGAACTGAAGGGTTAATCTCTCCACCTTGGTCATTAGAAATAATATGAAACTCTGGTTTGCCTTGTAGATGTTTTGCATGCCACATCTTTAGCATATCCATCTCAACTTCACCATTACTTAGTTTTCTATGAGACCAAAGACCTTCACCCATAATAGTAAAAACACGGTTACGAACTTCTGTCTCTGACATCTCAAGAGAGATTACAAGGGGTGTCTTACCCTGTTTCCAGGCCTGTACAGCAAAGTATAGAGCCATCCATGACTTTCCTATGCCTGGGTATGCTAAGAAGACTCCTAGCTGCCCTGGCATAATTCCAGATGGAAGATAGTTATCAAATCCTGGTAGGTTAGTTTTAATACCAACATGTCCTAATGCCTGTTGCTCTTTTAGATTTTCAAAGTATGCAACTGCTGACTCAAGATCCGTTACATCAATATCACGTATTGCTGATGTATTTTTCTTTAACTCAGATGTTTTAGTAATTAGTTGATCAAGGGCTTCTCCGCCATTACCAGTCTGAATTTCAGATGCTGCTGTACGAATAATGTCTTTAAGACTATCAGTCAAATATTCTGACTGCAATTCTTCAAGATGGTGTTTGGTTGCACCTACTCCAGTAATTGGCTGAAAGTCTCTAAACTTTTCAACTACTAAATCTGTTGGTGGAACAGAACTGTTATGTTCAAAATAGTTTCTTATAAAATTCCAAACATCATTATGAGTTCTGAGAAGATTATCCACATTTGCCTGTAAAAGAACATGAACCTGTTTATCATTAAGGACTGCGGAGATTAATTTTGCCTCTGTATTATTCACTTAGCCACTCCTTTGCCATTCGTCTGCGCTCTGCTCTCTCTTTGTCATCTCGACTTTTATCTTTTTGTGCTTGTAAAATTTTTTCTGCATTATAAGCAAAATAATTCCATGAAGGGTTTTCTGAAACTTTAAAGTAGTACTCAAGTATATCGTAGCAACCAGACATGCCATATGACTCTACAAGAGCATCTGCTGCCCATTGCTCTACATTTAAATTTAGTGATGGCTTTTGCTCATACCTTGCAGTATGGTATTTACTGTAGCGTGAAAGCAAAGCCATTCGGTCTTTGCGCTCTGCCACTATTCGTTAATTTCAGCTTTTGCTTCGTTAATTTTTTCAGCAAGCTTGTCTTCAACAAACTTATAAACACGCTCAAAAGCATCGTTTGTAGTTTCTTCTCCACGCTTAGAATCTATAATACCAAGATCAAGTCTTAGTGATTGAAAGTTTCCTAAATTTAATGTGTACCCAAGTGTTACAGATACCTTAGTTGAATCGTTTTCCATTTTATACCCTTCGTTAAATAGACTCATTCCAAATCGGAATAAACCTTCCATCTTCTGTCTTCGTATATGTAAGTATACCCTCTCCCATACGCCTTGTCAACTCTTGCTTGGTAGGAGTAATATCATTTGTTATTAAATTGTCTTTTCTTGGTCTTCCAATATGGTTCATTGCAAGTATATCACGAATCTCTCTTACTTGAGATTCTGAATAATATGATCTTATTTGCCATCCCCTTGCTCCTCCTTTTTGAGAACCCATTGGAAAAGGGATTAAACCTTTCTTCATTAATCTTGGCATATATTTTTTATGACGATTAACCAAATCAGCAGTCTCGCCAACAGTATAAGCCTTTTCTCTTTTCTTTTTAAATTCACTAATTAAACAACTTTCAATCTGATCTTTAGTAATATTATAAACAGACATAATTCCATTAGATTTATTAAAATGATGTACTCTAACTAAATCCCCATTTAAAAACCAAACTTTTTTATTGCCAGGAATTATAGGGGAGAGATTGTAGCCTTCGCTCTCTGTTGTTCCTTTTTTAGTAGCCATAAACCCTCTGGTGTTTGTCCAGGTGGTGTAAAGAAAACTCTTGTACCACACATAATACAATAGGTTTCAAGGTGTGTTGGAGAACTATAAATTCTATCAATTAGCATCCTACCTTTGCACTTTTTGCATTTTAGCATTAATTTGGAATACCAATAACAATCAGGTTAACACCAACAGTAACATCTCCTGTTGTATTAAATCTTACAATACCGTCGACCTTTGATGTCGTTGGAGATTTTAAAATTACTGAAATATTTTTACCTGCGGGTCTATCGGTCACATTTACAACTGTTGCGGTTACAATTGGGGCAAACTTAAACTCTACACCAAAATCATATGTAAAAGCTTGTTCTTGTCCTGCCGTGACGGTTCCACCATTAATAATTTCTTTATACCCACCCAAAATTCTTGACTCTGAAATTCTTCTAGTTTGTTTTCCATTAGATCCAGCATCTACAGTTAAGTATTTTGAGTTAGTTGGAGATACCTGAGTAGCAACATCATTAATTGCCTCAGCCATCTTATAAATATATGTCACGTCAAGAGGTTGTCCTCTATCTGGAAGCGGTATCTTTGCCATTATTCTATTATACCATTAAACGTTTGTTACTGGTATCTCAAATAGAGTTGCTCCAACAAACCTTTGTTTTGGAAAGGTTGGAACTTGAACAGCTAATTCAATATGGTTATGTCCAGTTGTTAGTGTTGCAAAAGAAGGCGATCCTACGGTTGTTATATAATTCCAAACAGCATTATCCCACTTAATGTAAATATCATATTCTTTTACCCCTACAACATTTTGCCAAACAACTGTTGCAGTATCATGTGGATTATCCACATTAATAGAATAAGCAATCGGCTCTTGTGCTTCAGCGGATAGTTTATACTGTGGAGACCAGTGTGATGATCTATTCTTATCTTCAGATACAACTCTATATCTTAAAACATATCCCTGTTCATCACCAGAAATTGATTTTATATCTGATTTTAATATTGTTACCTTTTTAATTCCAATATCTGCCATTATTGAACATCCACTGTAAATCTAAATTCTATATAATTAGTTGTATTTGATAGTTTAGTTATTGTTGCTGAGTTAGTATTTTTAATAACAGAATATCCACTTAAACCATATAATGAATTAGTTGTACTAACATTTTCAAGCCTTAAAGCATCTAAAGATACATAAAACTCAGGAGACGGCTCTGAATTATTTAAAACACAAACATAAATTTTAACAAGGTTAACAGAGGCCCATGTAAAAGATGTACTTTTTCTTAACTGTTGTAATTGTTTAGTAGATACGTAATATCTATTTGTAGCAAAATCATAATCTTCGGCTGAAAAAATTGTTTCAAATCTTGCCCATTCTCCAGAGTCTACAACATCTGAAGATGAAAACTCTACAAGAATTCTCACTTCATCTGGAACAACATTTGATGCTTCTCCATCTCTATTGATTACTGAAAATGCTAACCTAAGCTCATCTGTTGGAGCATTTTTACTAAAATCAATAGCAGTTCCAGTTAGATGAATATGACTTGATGGATTTTCTACTTTTAGTCTAGTTACCCCTGAAACAATTTCTGTTGATAAGTCTGCAGAGTCACCACGAAGCATAATTACATTGTTTAAAAAACGACCTTGCTCATATCTTTCAGATCTAGCTGGATATGTAAATATTTTATTGTCTGCAGTTGTTTGTATTGCTGGAGTATCAACCAATACTCCACCAGATCCAGCATCATATTGTTTAGTAAGTGGATTAATTTTATATTCACCAGAAATAATATCATCATTGTCTAAATCTAAAGGCACATAGACTGTTGGAATTTTTTCGGCTGAAGTTTGTGAATGATACTCCCAATTTTCTGTAGTATTAAATGAGTGTACGGTTTTACTATCATACGCACCTGCTGCTGCATTTGAACCAGCTGAAAAAATACCAACCTCAGAAATTTCATACCTTTCTTCTGTTGGAAGTTCTGCTGTTAAAACAACCTTAGATATTTTTTGAACTTCATCATTCACTACAACATCTTCCACAACATACCCACGAGAAGTAATTGGAACACGAAACATTTCAAAATCTAAAGTTGTTTTATTTTTCATTGCAGAAACTTCATCTGCATTTAATATTGAATTAAAATCATACTCTAAAGGAAGTGGTGTTGGACCACAACCTACAGCAATGTATGAAGCATATGCTGGGGATTGCCCAACTAAATATTTTGCTAAAATGCCTTTTCCAGTATTAGTTATCATTAATTATTCACCTCATATATTGTACCATTAAGTATCAATCCAGCACTAAGTAGTTGCACCTCTACTTGCTCATCAGGCTCAAGTCTAACTACATTAATAATTATATTGCCTGTTCCTTCTTCAATATAGACTATCTCTCCATTTAAACCAGTTCCAACATCTGGAACCTTTTGACTAAAATCAATTGGAAAATTTTTAAAATATGAAGCAGAGGTATCTTGCAAGCTTAAAATATTATTTGAATTATAATCTAAATTAATTTGAGCTAAATTTCTAACAATCTGTCTAGATTGATTTTGTCCATTAACTAAATCATTACGGACTATATTAATCATTTCTTCTCCACCAATGTCTTCAAAAACTAAATCAATCATTACCTCTTCTGGAAGCAACTGATCATTAAAAAGAATTAAGTCTGGTGTTGCAACTTTAACTGCTGCTGTAGAAGTTAAAGGATTTGATGCTGCTAAATTTGCTACTGGATCTACCATTACAATACCTCACTTAAATAAACATTCATTTCTGGACCATCTTTTGTTTTATTATATTCAATACTATAAATAACAAACCTTTTATTTGTTGTTCCAATAATGTCAATACCGTTTTGATTATAGTCTACATTAACAATATCTCCAAGTTGTAAGGTTGGCATTGCAAACATTTTTACTCCAATAGATTTTCTTGGTTTCATTATTTTTGAAATAATCCATTTCATTAAACTATTTGCATCATCTTCAGTTTGTATATATTCAACGTCTAATGAAAAATCTTTCTTGCCATATGTCATTCTGCTTAATTTAATATCTTCATAGTCTTTTTTAATCTTAAGTGGAGATGATATTAATGTACTTCCAGAAAATTGTGGTGTTGATAAATCACTATTTTTAGAAAAATAATTATCAACGCTTAATGTATTCTGAGATTGCTGAGTAAAAGTAATTCCTTGAATCTGCAAGTAATTTCCATTTTGTTGATCTAAAACAATTACTGTATCTGTTGCGTTAAAGATTAAAAACTCTGCACCATATGATCCAGCTCTAAAGCCAGATACAGTATATCCTTTAATGCGATTAAATGTTGGAGTCAGTTTAGCAAATAAAGCTGGATAGGCTTTGTCATATTTAACATTAAATAAAGACGCTTCTCTCATTATGCTGCCAAACTCATCAAAATAAATATTATACTGTGGTGTGTCATTTGGACTAATTCCAGATAAATGAGTTCCCTGTATAATTCCACTCATTGAATATTTTCTAAATGCTTCATTAATGCTTATCTGACCATCATTAAATACAGAATTTACTGGTGTATCTAAAGCAAACCCTGTATTCTGGCTATAATTATTAGTTAAAGCATAAATATTTTCAAACATAACTTTAGAAGAACCTCTAACAAACATTGCCATATTATTATATGTTGGAAGTGGATCATTATCATCAATAGTAGCGATCAAGTTATTGTTTATATATAAATAAAATGTTCTAATTGATCCATTATCAACATACTCTGCAGATAAATCATAAACGCTTGTTTGTTCATCTCCAGTCATTCTATATTGTCCAGCAAATAATCCTGGGTCAACATTAATATTTGCTAGTCCCTGCCATAATTTAACAGGCACAGCCTCTGTGCCATACTGTTTAATTTTATAAAACATTATATTATTTACATTTACGGAATTGGTTTTTGTAAATCCCTCACTTCCAAGTCCAATAATTTCAAAGTAGTATCCATTATTTGTTGTTGGATTTAAAAGAAAAGCCAGACCTCCAGAACCACCTGAAATATTAATAGTTTTATCTGGAGTTGTTCCATCTACAGTAAAGTAAGTTGTATTACCAACAGCTGTTTGAGTATTGTTTGTATCATTTTGAAGTTTACCAATAATCCTCATTCTAGTTCCAAAGTGCTTATATCTATTATCTAGTTGTTTATAAACATAAGAAACAAAGTCTAATGGTTTTTCTGTTGTTGTAAAAGATGGACCATTCATAACCAATGCTGAAGACTGTATTGATCCACTTCTTGTAGACCTAAGAGTATTCATTTCATTTTCTGGAACATAATTTGATGAAAGAATATTTTTAATTATACTATTTCTAGTAGTTTTTTGTGCAAGAGTATTATTGATACCAGCAGAACCTATTGTAGTAGTTATTTCTGGACCAGAAGAAAATAAATATTCAGACTTCATAGTACATCCACGAACATAGTTATTATCGTACCAATATGGATTAATTCCAGCATAATGTGAAGCAATGGTAGTTCCAAATTGTCCTCTACCATGTTTAGCCACTGCTCCATTTTTTAATCTTAGGTTTCCAGAAAACTCTTCATAGTTTGGTTCAGAATAAATTCTTATTCTTCCAGTTGGATAAATTTTTCCTTTAAAAGATATTTGTGCAAAATATTTTTCATATTCTTGAGCGCTTGTTATCCATACATTTCCAATTTTACCTGTAGTCGTAGTTGTATAAACTGCAGTACCATTTTTTTCTTCAGAAACAATTATTTTTTCTGCTCCTGGAATATTATATTCAACAGCATCAAACTTTATCATTTCTCCATTACTATAAAAATATCCATTATATCTACTAAGAAGATAAACTGCTTCTCCCAAGTCCATAATATTATTAACAAGAATATGATTTTCTACAGTTGGAACTTCAGATGTTAAATCTGAATTGAGTGGTATTGCAGATAACGTATATGTAGAAGATCCAGAATCATCATTGATAGATTTAGTTTTTTCTGTACCACTTACTTCCCATAAAAGAACTGGTTTATAAATCCATGTCTTTGAATCATCTACTAACTGTCTTTGTTGTACTGAGCTTTCAGATCTTTGAATATATCTAGATGTATAATTAATTACTCCATCATTATAAACATGATTATCCTGTGAAGAAATTTCAATAATATTTGCAATTTTATTTTTTGTACTTTGATTTTGATAAACATCTATATGATCAAAATCTGTGGTTCCATATAAAGTTATATCGGTTGGTCTTTGAGACATTGTAGGCATCATATAGTCTTTACTCATCATAATAAAATTATTAAACTCATCAAAAAACATTGCAGTTTGAGTTGATACGGCAATACTCTGTAATACTTCTGCAACATTTGTATCTGGCTTAACAAAGAAAAATGGAATGACTACCTCTGATTCTCCTTCAACTCTTTTAAAAGTATAATTAGAAAAACCAATTGAATCTAACAATAAACATACAGCAGAACTTACTGAAGTATTTGTTGACAAAATTTGTGGAGCTGTAAGGGATTCTAAATAAAAGAATAAATCTCTAAGTTCAATACTGACAGTTTTTGAATCATTATTAATTTTTGGAAAACCGTCAGAATACATAGTTTTTATTGGAACATAGTAATCATAACCATTTACATCTAAAATAATTTCATAAAACTTAAATTGAATATGCCTTGTGATATAATTTTTAATTATACTTAATAAATTATTTTCATTAAACGCATTATCATAATCAAAAAATTCAACAGTGCCATTAGACGCAAGCAGTTGTCCTACAGGCATTCCACTTACACCTAAGTCTGAAGCGGTTTTTTTAATTGAATAGCTTAATGTTTTATCTGTTAAGTTAACTACTAATCTTGGAGACATTTCTATCAAATCAAATGTGGAATTACTCTTGTTCATTGTTTCAACAATAAGCCTTATTCCACGAAGATAGTCAAACTCTCTATACTTAAGTAGTCCATCTGTTTGATTTGTGTACATTATTGGAGATGTTAGATCTGTAACAAAATTAGTTAGTCTATCTACAGTTTCTTCTTGAAGTTGCCATCCATATTCTGGAGTAAATATCTCATAGTTTGTTCCAGACCAAACATAAAAAACACCTAAATCATGTTCATTTTCTTTGACTAAATATGCATATCCATCTATAGATGATTCTGGCAATAACGTAATAGAAGAATAAGTTTCTGCATAAACAAAATTTGCTTCAAATTTAGTTGGAATTTTTAATCCATAGGATAGCTCTACATATCCATCAGACTTAATTATATTTGTTCCGTCTTTTCTTTTTGTGCTTTGATTAAAAGATATAACATCTACCCATGTATTATTTTTAAGAGTTTGAACCTTCCATTTAATTGGAGTAGATTGATTTATACTTCCATAATATGGATCATTAAATGAGCCAGCATTATTTGAAAATGGTCCAAGATCAATATCTCCAACATGGGTTTGCATTTTAATGATAAGTCTATTAGCGGGTACATCTTCATTATAAACAATAAATGGTGCAGTGTCATCTATAGTATTTTGTCCTGATATTTGATTATTTGAAATTCCGTAATCAACTCCACCTTCAGATCTATAAGATGTCCAATATTTAAATTTATCATTTTTGTCAGGCATATAATATCTTGGTCTTTGTGCCATATTAATATTTGGGTTATGAAGATATGAACCAGGAAAGTAGGCAGCTTTATTAATTCCAGACCTTGGTCTAAATGGTTTAAAGCAATCTTCTAGTGAGTAGAGCATCTTTAGTTTATCTTTAGTAGAAGTCAGTGTTGTTGGAAGACCAGTATCATCAATTCCTCCGTCAATTATAACATCAGCATCAGTTGCACCATAGTAAAACTTTACTTCTGTGTCTTTATTTTCATCGCCACTGAAAAAATTAGGGATTGAATTATAAATAGAGTTTTGGTCACTAGGTCTATAGCGATAGTTTCCAATAGTATGAATGTTTGTTGGTATGTTCATGTTCCACTCTGCAATTA